ACTGGCATCATTATCAAGGTTCGCAACAATCCATTTACGAACTTCCGGAAAGTTCTTTTCTTTGAGATGTTTAATGAGATCATTTACTTTAATGTCAGAGAAAGTAGCAAGAATGGCAGAATCAATGCTACCAGATACAGAATAACGTTGGCATTCATTTAAGACTCTTCTCCAATCAGGAAAGTGCTTATTTATCAGTTGAACTAGAACCTTACCATCTGCCTCAACTTTTTCTTGATCCAGGATCTTTTTGAGCCTTTCAAAGAACTTTGCTGCGATTTTTGGTCTGTCCTTGGACTTGATACCAAACTCAACAACTGCACATCTGGAGTGAAGTGGTTCAATGATTTTATTTTTGTAGTTACAGGTGAAGATAAATCTGCAGTTGTTATAAAATGCCTCAATATTTGCCCGTAAGAGGAGTTGAACATCATTGGTTGTGTTATCACATTCGTCAATGATGATAACTTTGTGTTTGCCAGTTGCTCTAAGCGAAACGGTCGAAGCAAAGTTCTTTGCCTGGTTTCGTACTGTGTCGAGAAATCTCCCCTCATCAGATCCATTAATGACATAAAAATCAACTCCTAATTCGTTACATAGTGCTTTTGCTACTGTTGTCTTACCAATCCCAGGAGGTCCAGCAAGTAACAGATTTGGTATTTGTCCCTGTCTTACAAAATCCTGAAAGGTTGTCTTGATATTTTCAGGGAGAATACAATCTTCAATTCTCTTTGGGGCATATTTTTCTACCCACAAAAATTCATTATTCATAATTTAAATCCACGAAGGTTTTCGTTCTGGCATACGAAGATAATTAGATGCAACCCAAGGTTTGGATGCAATATACATCTTGTAAGCAGTAAAAGTATCAATGCTTTCGTCAAGTTTATATTCATCTGGCATTGCTCTTACAAAAGGAGTAGTTTTAAAATTAGCAGTAGGAAATACATCCTTCGCCACTACTAGTGTACTTTGACATGAATGGACTTTACCATATCTAGAAGTATATTCCCAACACAACTCTAGTCCATGAATTATCAACCACCATGCATTGTTTATATGCTCTGAAGCCCATTTAGTACAAGGGTGATTGCGAAATGCTCCCTTGTCTGTCTTGTAGGGAGTTCCGTCTACTTTTGGCAGAGTTCCATATCCATGTCCCCATTTTTCTGATGCCACAATGGAGAGCATTTGACAGCACTCCAATGGCATTTTTACTATATGTTTGTCAGGAAGTACAACAGCACTTTCTTTAGGATGCTCAGATGTTACAAAGATGTTCATTCGAAAATAGAATCAGGTTCAAGACCAATATAATACTTTAAATTATACTTTTGACTATAAAAATAAGATACTCCTTTACTTGAAATTACTACATCATATGAAGTTGGGATAATTTTAATATTTTCCACCTTGAAATTGAATGTAAAGTCTCTATCAGTTTCTCCTACTACAATAGAATATTCATTAGAAGTTTCATTTTTCTTATCCCTTACAACTAAACGAATTATTCCATTTTCTCCAACAGCCCCCAAATCCTGAAGCTTATACACACCTGCAGCTTTGATCAATTGATTAAGTTGAGAATGCTCCAGTTGAAAACAAACATCTTGAGATGGAAGTTTAATATCCTTGTCTGGAGGACATATTATGGTAGCTTGATCTGCATAAAAATATTTAACTTTACGTTTTCCTTCTTTTATTAAGAGATAAGAATCATGCTCAAAATCAATATCAGGATCTTGATGTATACTCAAACCACTTAAAAATTCATTTAAATCATAAATTGCAAAGGTCTTAGGAAATTCCTCATCAACCTCAGCTTCTGCAAATATATTATTAAGTACAGAAATTGTACGAAGTTTAGACCCATTTTTAATTAAAATTGAGGCATTAATAGTAGAAAAGTTCTTTAGAATATTTAAAGTATTTTCAGAAAGTTTCATAGTTTGATTTCCCTGTTTCATTGTTAAATCCTGCAAAATGATATAGAAGAACACCATAATGGATAATCTTCAAAGCATCAAGTTTTGACATTCCATCCTTCTTACCAAAGCGAGAAGAATATTTAATAAGATTATCACGACAGAAAGGAACTCCATCATCAATAGCATCTATCATATCCAAAACCTGAACCTTTGACTTATCAGAAGCATAATGTCCTTTATATGTTCCCTTGATGTATTCATCTACTGCTTTGAGAGTCTTTCCTTCACCAAACTTCCAGAAATGCTCTGATATTTCCTCAGACATAATAAAAAAACAAACTCATCTTATCATACCAGACACTACATCAAAAGTCAACCATCATGCTAAATCCCCTTTGTTTTTCAAATTTAATAACCCTATCAAACTTATCTTCAAGTTCACTGGTTTTATGAGAAATTACAAACACATTAGATTCTTTTACTACGTGACAGATAATTTTAGTAAAGTTATCTGTTCCAAAATCATCTAAGGAACTATCAAAAACTTCATCCAATATGAGTAAATTTGTATTAATAGAATTCTTAAGTTTTGCAATTTCTCTCCAAGTAAACAATAAAGCCAAATCTATTCTCATCTTTTCACCTTCACTAAAAGATGAATATGAAAAATCTTCATAAATTGGGTTTAACGATTTCTCATTAAATTCTTCATCTAAATGAAAATTCACAGAAAATTCCATCAAATCTAAGTACTTATTTAAGGTTTTGTTAATTACTGGAAGATATTTTTTAATAATTTTAGTTTTTGCACCATCATCCTTCAATAACATATGAATGAATTCGTAATTGGATAATTCCTCCTTTATATTTGACATGTCATTTATAAGATCTATTAATTTAGAATTCAAATCTTCCATTTTCAAAATCTCAATATCTTTTGTAGAATTACTATTCAAAAGCAATTCAATTTCAAATTTTATATTAGACAATTCCTTTTGAATTTGAAAAATTTGAGTGTCATTTTGAGAAATTTCATTTCCAACATCAATAATATTTTTACTGAGATTTAAAAAATTATTCTCTCTATCCTCTTCTTCTAATATTGCATTTTCTATTTCAACAAATCCAGAATCCAATTCATGAATCTTATTTTCAATTTGATCAATTTTAGATAACCTAAAACTTTGATCAATGGCTTGAGTACATGTGGGACAGTGAGAATTTGTATTAAAAAAATTATACTCATCTCTAATAGTTAATAATTTTTGATGAACCTTCCCTCTCAAAGATATAAGCTTCTTAACCTTGCTAGAAGATCCAGAAAATTTTTCCAACTCTATATTTAATTTTTCAAGTTTAATTTTAGAATTTAATTTTCTTTTTAAAATGCCACTTTCTTCTTCTATAAGAGTTTTAATTTTAATATTTTTATTTTCAATTTCATGTTTTGTCCTTTTAGAAAGTTCATCTATAAGAATGTTTTGAGATTTTATTTTATCTTCCAAATTTTCCTTTTTATATTCAAATTCCTTAATATCATCTCTCATCTCTTTAATTTTATATTTTGCAATATCATTCATAGAAGAAAATACTTTAATATCCAAAAGATCTTCTACTACCTCTCTTCTGTGCTGAGAAGGGAGTTGCATAAATGGAATAAAATTAGTAGACCCTAAAATTACAATCTGAGTAAATGATTTATAATTCAACTTAATTACAGATTGCTCCAACCATTTCTGCTGATCAATTGCAGAAGATGATTGATCTAGTACAACATTATCTTTATAAATTTGAAATATATTTGGTTTAATTCCTCTTACAATTTTCCATTGAGTATTTCCAATTTCAAATTTTACCTCAACAAGACAATCCTTTTCGTTTATTGTGTTTGTTAATTGTCCCTTAGAAATTTTTCTAAAAGGTTTATTAAATAAAGCAAAAGTAAGTGCATCTAACATAGTACTTTTACCAGCACCATTAGATCCTATAATCAAAGTAGATTTACTTTGAAGAAAATCAAATGCTGTAAAATAATTACCAGAACTTAAAAAGTTCTTGTATTTAAGTTCTGTAAACTTTATCATAATCAGGAGGAATAATAATATCTTCTGGTTTAATTATTGTATAATGATAATCCAAATTATCACAAGCTTCAAATGCAATATAAGGATTAATTTCAGTAACTTTCATTTTAGGATAATCCAATTCATCTAACATACTAAGATATCTTGATGCGTCATCTTCCTCTTCAAACATGTAAAGAACTCTTTTCCCATGTTTATGTTGTATTGCATAAGCTCCAACATCTTGATCACAGACTGTTAATATGTACATTATTGCAATTGAAATGACTCTTGATAAATTGAATGAATTATAGTTTTAATTCTATTTTTATTTAACTTAATCTCAGATTCATCAACATATTTTTTCAGCAGAGAAAGAGTATCTTCAATATTCAATATTTCTTCAGATTCAAATTCATTATTAATCTGAACATTTTCTATAATTTTCAAATCTTGCAGTCCTACCTTAATCAATGAATCTAAAAACTTTTCATATTGCAATTGATTGGTTTTATTTTTGATAATCAATTTAACAATACAATTTTTATATTCTTCTATATTCAAATCTTTATTTTCGTCATAATAACAAATTTTAAATATTTCATACGGATTGTCAATTCTTATCAATTCATAGGTATCTGTATCAAATATAGAGAATCCCCTTTGATCACTATAATCATTCCAAAACATTTGATATGGATTTCCTAAGTAAAAAATTTTTCCATCATCACTTCTTGTATGATAATGACCAGAAAAAACTCTATCAAATTTATTAAATATTTTTGGATCCATTCCAGATTCCATAACACTTCCTATGTAAGCAGAAAATCCATTCAACTCAAGATGTCCCATTGCAATTTTAGCTGGAGTAGATTTAATTGCACTCAAAGTAGAAGCTTCACTTTCAGAAGTTATCCAAGGAACAAATAATATATCAGTATTATCAAAATTGACAGTTTTTGAATCTGAATATATTTTAATATTATCATATCCACCTAAAAGTAAATCTGGACTATTTAATTTTGAAGTATTTTTGTAAAAAATGTCATGATTTCCCAAAATAGCATGTACATCATAATTTTTAAGAGGGTTTAAAATAACTCTTTGTGTCCAATCAATACTCCAGTAATCAGTAATTTTACGATTGTCAAATATGTCCCCAAGATGTACTACTGTTTTTATATCATACTTTTCTAATGTTGGAAAAAATATGTTACTATAAAATTTTTCAAAATAATCATGAAAGAACTTACTTCCTTTTTTAAAATTATAATGAGTGTCAGTAATTATTCCTAGTAACATCAGAAATACTTATAATTGATATTATCTCTAATTCCATTCATATTAGAATATTCTCCCCCAAGATCAGAAACATCTGCAGAGAATAGCTCATCAAATCCAGACCTTTCTATAATTTTGGATTTAATTTCCAATTGCTTCTTTTCTTTAGCTATTCTTCTCAAAAATGCATAATATACTATTTGAGTAAAATATGCAAAGGGATTAGTACGCTCTACATCAAAGTTATCAATATATTGAATGCAATTTTCAATCCCATCACATATCATATCATCCTTAAACATATAATTTACAAAATTTGGTTTATATGCCAAATGATTTGCTATTCTTAAAAAGCAATCTCCTATGTAATTATTGACTCTAGGTTTATCCTCTCCAGTCTCCTTAGCTTTATTGACATTTTTTCTATATTCTACAAGAGCTTGATGAAAATCTTTATTATTTACATAATGTTCTGATTTCTTTTTTGTTTTTTTCATTACAGGATACATATAAACTATTTAAATACAATTATTAATATTATATCAATGTTTATTTATTTTAGCAAGATTTGACAAGATAACCAAAGGACATTAGAATCACTCTGTTAGGTTTGAAGAATAAATGTAATTAAGAATTATAAATATTCTCTAATTTTCTTCTGGCATCATCTACCTTAGAAATGAATCCATCAATTTTATTAACGTTTATTTGAGTACTATGATTTAGATATTTATTATAAATTGATATGATATTATGTTCCCTGATTTCAGTCATAGTAATAATTTTATCCATATTAATTATATAAATGTCATCATCTGGAATGCTCATCCAAGGTGTAATTTTAAATCCACATATTACCTTTCTCGAGTATATTGGACTAATTATTACAGGATTTTGTAAAATAAGAAATATTTTATCATCCTCTTCAGTAGGGCAAGTTAAAGCAAATATCTCTTCTCCTGATACTAGTTTGATTGCAGCGTAAAATTCTTCTTCCATGTTATTTTTTTAAATTAATTGTTATTATTTCGTAGTTAAAATTTTCTTCATTGTATATTTTAATTCGTTCTACCAAATGATTCAATGTATAATTTCTTTTTCCATTAAAGGTAATATCATCTGCAATATCATATAATGTGGCTGATATTTTTTCATTTCCTTTACGAAGAACTCTTCCTATACTTTGAAGATTTCTGATTCTTGATTTGCTTGGAGATGCAAATACTATATTATGAAGATTTTTAATGTTTATTCCTGTACTAAATGTTCCATAAGAAGCAACAATAATAGCATTTGTTTGACTTTCTGTAATTTTTCTGACAGATTCTCTTTCTTCTGTATCCACTCCACCATGAATAAAAAATAATTTTCTATTTTCTTCTACCTCATTATTTATAATTTCATATAAAGGCTTACCGTGGGTTTCTACCCTATTGAATAATATTAAACTGTTTCCTTGAAGCTGTAGAGTTAAATTTTTGATAAATTTATTTCTAGTTTCATGTCCTATTAAATATTGAACTTCTTCTTCATAATCATTCAATTTACAAGATTCGTGTTTAAGTAAAAGAACTTTAATTTCCAGTTTGGACAAATACCCCTGTTTGATTAATTCATCAGTTTTGATTAACTTATAAGTTGGACCAAATAAACCTTCAAGTACTAGTTTATGAGTTTGAGTTCCGTCCAATGTTCCAGTAAACCCAAATCTATATTTTGCATTTGGCAATTTTGACATAATATTGATTAAGGATTTAGATTTAAACTGATGAGCTTCATCTCCTATTACTACATCAAAATCTTTAAAAAATGATTTGTCCAATTTATATATTGATTGCCAAGTTGATATGGTAACGTACTTATCAGTAGTTCTCTCGTTACCTCCATAGACTCTGTGGCAATATTTTTCTGCAGTCCAACCATATTCATCAAAGTCCTTATACATTTGCTCTACAAGTGATGTGGTAGGCACTACAAGAAGTATATTCATATTGTGCTCTACGAAATACCTAACTATAGAATATATCATTAGAGACTTTCCAGAAGCAGTTGGAGAAATTACAAGTTTTCTTTTATATTTCAATGCTTCATATACACCCTTTACTTGATAATCTCTGGGATTATATGAACAAATACTTTTCATATAATCTTCTATTCCCTCTAATGAAATTAATTCATTTATTTCTCCAGGAATTCCATAAAATTTATTACTTTCAAATTCAAATTTATAATTATAGTTTTGACAAAATTCTATTAATTTATCTAACAATCCAATATATATCTCTCCATTTTGTGTATTAAATAAACGTATTTTTCCGTCCCAATATTTACTTCTGTATTGTGGCATAAATTTTGCCCCAGGAACATCAAATGTAAATTGATCACTTAATTCGTATTTTATATGTGGTTCACATTCTACTTTTAAATAAATTTCATTTTTCTTTGATATAATTAAGTCTGACATATTACATTCCTGATTGAAATCTTAAAAATTCAATTGAATTTTTTATTTGATATGTTCTATTTGAAATTATTTTAATTATTTCTTCTAAGTATTTTAATATTGTATTGTAATATTCAATTTTCATAGATATTTCTAATAATTGATCATCTGCATCTAGATATCTTTGCATAGATTCTTTGTCTCTAACTTTATATGGAAATGGATTATCCTTATAAACTTCTGGATCAGATTTTCCGTTATAATAGTTATATCTTTCTAATTTTTTAATTTTATATTGAGATTCTATTTTTTTTCTGAGTAATGATATATTATTATAAATTTCATAATACTTTCCGTGTAAAGAAGATACTTTTAATGATTCATTGTGCAAATCGTCAATATTAATTTCAGAATCTTCTTTCCATAATTTTTGTATTTCTTCAAGTGATATCATAAAATATTTCCTGTTGCGGATACGATTTTGTAATAAGTATATTTAAAATTAACTTGTGCTGTAAAGTATTGAATGTCTTCTGCAGTTGCATCAAATTCTAGGGATGATAGGTATTCTGGATACATTCCTGTAAAAATTACTTGACTGGAAACATTAAAATTACTATTTAATATTTGTAAAGTGGCGTCTGATGATTCATAAAATAAATTCTTAGCATCAGGAAAATCTAAAGAAGATTCTTGTTTAAAATCTTTATATTGTTCTAGACTATATGGAAATCCTAATCCAGTCATCCAGTTCCATATTTCCATATAATTTTCCATATTCTCATCAACTAAAAATCTCAAATTAAAATCTTCAAAGCTCATTTTATCTCCAGGAATATCTATATTTTTTCCATAACGAGATAACATAGCAGAACCTAATCTAATGCTAGGAATATTTGCCATGTTTGAATAAAAATCTACCTTTGGAGCTTTGTGTAACTTAAATTTAAATCCAGTTGGAGATAGAAAGTTTTTGTTTTTTGGTTGATTGTCCCAAACACTTCTTGTCATTTTTTGAACTATTTATTGCATTAAAAAAGGGACCCTTTTGGGGTCCCTTAACATATTTAATAAAAATTACATTAGGTTCTTAATTTGAACCCTTCTGTAATATCTATTGGTATTTGCTGCAATTCTACCTAGACCTTGATCAGTACCTTCTGCATAAGGATTTGATATCATACCATATCTGGTCTTGAATCCAATTTTTGGTTGGAAAGTATCTTGTCCAACTGCACGTACCATCTGAAGAGGTACATAAGGGCAATAGAAGAGACCTGCATCATAAGGATTGGTTCCTTTGTAACCAACAACATAGTATTGGTTTGCTGCAAGGTTTGCTGCATAAGGATCAATATAAACCTTAAATTTGCCATTGAGAACACCAGCAAAGGTGTTTCCAGTGTCATCTACATTCAGATTTGTATTAAGAGCTGGAGTATAATCCAACAATCCTGCCATAGTAAGTGCAGAAGCAACATCAGAAGAACAAAGGATGATATTTCCCTTTCCTCTACGAGTTCTGTATGCAATAGCATTAGCATCTCTTTCTAGCTGAAAGAGAAGACCTTTGAACTTCTCAACTGACCAACGACCATTTGAATCAACATCAAGATCAAAGAATCCAGCATTAGCTACATTTACTTGAGCTCCTGGCTCTGCAATTTTGTAGATAGTTCTAATAACTTCTCTATTAATTTCTGCCAAAATCTCAGTACTGAGGATGTTGGCAAGCTCAGCTTCTGCATCAAGTCCGTGAACTGCCTTTAGATCTTGTGCAAGTTCTAAAGTATATTCTGCTTTAAGTGCTCTGGATTTTGCAGTTACAGAAAGCTTCTCAATTGAGAATGCCATAGAGTTAAATTGATCACCAGCACCAGAACCTAAGTTCTCTGCATCATATGTGCTCATTGCTTGACCAACTCTGTACTCAAGACCAGTTGCACCAGCATTATTCAAATCTGCAGGATTTGATCCAGCAGCAGTGCCACCAGCAACGAACCCTGTAGTACCAAAACCAACAGAAGCTGTACTATCAGCTCCTCCAGTATAATCACCAGTTGTGGTGTTATATCCACTGTCTTGTCCAGAATATGCAGTGTCAGGTTCATTAAAGAGTGCTTCTACTCCATTCTGATCTACATACTTGGTTCTCATTGCAAAAATGAGTCCAGTAGGACCATTCATTGGCTGTACACCAGCAAGGTCATAAGCGACCAAGTTGGGCATAGAACGACGAATGAGGCTAATTAGAACTGGATCAAAACCTGCAACTGGACCACTTGCAGTGGCTCCACCAGTAAATCCACCAGCACCACCAGCACCTGCTAAGCTGCCATATGATCCTGCTGGAGTTTCTGCCAAAAATCCTCTTTCTTCTCTGAGGAATCTTTCTTGATTTTCTAACAGAACAGCGGTAACAGATCTACGATAAGGATCTTTGATCTCATCTAGACCATTAGCCTCTAGGAGAGGCTGCCACTTGTTCTGCAATTGCTCTGAAAGGAACATTGCTTTTTCTCCTTGTTTCTTGTTAAAGTGTGTTTTTATTTACAGTATTATAAAAGTTTTTCAATTAGAAAATTTTGAAATTGCTTTTAGGTAAGCATTCATTTGAGGACCGTGATCATCAACTGCCCCCTCTAGCAATACATCTTCCCTTGAAGAAACTATAGTATTTCTTGAAAAATATGATTCTCTAAGAGTTTTTAGTTTCTCACGATAGTCTTCTTCACTTTCAAACTCAACACTTTCTGCAAGACTTGCAAGTTTATCTTTCTGAGTTAAAGCTAACCCTTCAGATACATTATTGAAAATAGTGTCGCTTACAGCTTCACTAAGTCTTTTATTCAATTGAACATTTCTTTGGATCTGTTCATTGAGTTTGTACTCCATTTCATCTAGTCTTTCGACCATTCCCTCTACCACATTATATTTATCTTCAGGAATTTCTACATAATGTTCTTCAAAGAGTGATTTTAAACCACTCATAAATGATTCTGAGAGTTGCTCTTTAATACCTGTTTCAATTTGAAGTGCATTTTCTTCAATCCACTCTGAAGAAACATATTCTAGATATGAATCAACTCTTTCTGTCAATTCCTCTTTGATCTCAGTTACTTCTTCAATTAATGCAGAAGTAAATCTTACATTAAGAGATTCTTTAATTTTTGAAATTTTATTTTTTAAAGCAGTTTCAAATATTAAAGTTGCTTTATTTTTAAAATCTTCAGAAAAATCTTCATCCCCCAAAAGTGCATCTACATCTTGAGAAAAATCAAGATCTTCTTCTTCCACTTCATCTTCTTCTGATTCTTCTTTTATCTTCTTTTTATCATCTGAATCTTCTTTTTCATCTTCATCTTCATCTGGTTCTTCGCAATCTTTTTCACTTTCTTTATACTTAGCTTCTAATATTTCTTCATCTTCGTATTCAGTATCTTCATATGATACTTTTGATTTATCTAATGTTTGCATTGGGTCTGCACTTTTTGCACCCTTATTTACAACATTACTTACCTGCTTAAGTGTTTTCCCAGGAGTTGCAAGTTTATTTGAATTATCTGTGGAACGAGAGTTAAATGGAGTAGGTCCCCCAAGATCCTCCCATCCTCCAGTTTGACCATCTACTATGCCTGTGTCCAATTTATGCATTGTTTCACTAGGCTTTGCTCCTCTGTTAACAGCTGTTACAGATTTTTTAGTTGATACTTCCATTTCTTGTAATTCGTTACCGATACTCATTTGTATACTCCGAATAAAAATATCTTTGATTTATTCTATATTTATTTATAAATTACAAATTTGAAAGATATTTATTCAAAATCTTTAACTTATTAACTTCGTTGAGATTTTTTTGTCTAGATAAAGATTCTATTCTTAATTTTGATTTTTTTGCTGCTATTTCTTTCAATATTCCCCCCTCCCATATCCATTCCTTCCCTTCCATTATACCCTGAACAAATGCGTCAGGAGCAGAAGGATCTGCTACAAGATCTGCTGCAGTTGCTAACATAAAATCATCTCCAACATACTTGATCCCATTTTTCTCTATTAATGACCCCACACCCCTAGTAGAAACTCCAAGCTTTACACCTTCACCAATCAAAGACTTTGCAATATTTCCCATAGGAGTATCTAAAATTTTTGCCTTTCCTATAAAATTATTTCCTTCTGCATATAAAGAAGTTATCATATGAGAAACTCTATCTAAATTGATAGTTGGTCCGTTTGGATGTCCAAGTTCTCCTAAAGCTCTACCATTGGTAATAAATGAATCATTATATCTCTTAACTTCTCTTTCTAAGATGTTATAAGAATAACATCTTCCATTTCTGTTAGTAATTTCTGCTTGAAGAAATGGACCTGTGATATACATGGTCTGTTTACCATTTTTATCTTCTGTTATAACTTTTATTGATTCTATTGATTCTGTAATGAGTTTCATTTTATTGTCCTGCTACTTGTACTTCTGTAATATGAAGATGGGTTCCATTAGTTTCTCCATAGGCAGCAACTTTTACAGATCTGCAAACAGTTGCACTTCGTGTAGTGATAACACCAACAACAGAAGAACTATTATATGAAATGGTAATTGAAGAATCTGTTTTTGCTGTAACTAAATTATATGATGTATTAATTCCACTTGGTTGAGCATTAATAATGCTAACAGCATCACCAATAATAAATGGGTTGCCTACATTTTCTCCAAAACTAATTACTGTTGATGTTCCAGTAGTTATTCCCACAATTTGTTGTCTAGCAACTCTCTCTTTAATTATTTCACTTGTATTTTGTGGGATTAAAACTGAAGATTCACTAGAAACACCAACTGTATTATTTCCATCAATAATTTCTATATGATTATTTCCACCAGAAGATGTTAACCTTAGATATCCTGTTTGTAAATTAATAGCTACACTTGTACTTATTCCATTATTTGGAGGTTTGATTGCTGTAACTAGTTGTACAATTTTTAATGCCATTAGGGTTCCTCTGTTCCAAACATGTCTTGTGCAACATATGGTAATAAATTATTGATATTTTCTGCAGATTTTGAGTATAATATTTCTTTAATTTTATCTGAGACATTTTCTGCGGAATTGTTATTCAATATAATATCCATTAAATCAGTATTACTATTCATTTAAATTCCTAAAACTTTATGAAACTATTTATATTTCTGCTGCTTTACTATTAATGGATGTTGTCTTATCTGCACCAGAAATTTGAGGTTCCATTGGAATTTTTCCCAAAACATCTCCTCCTCCTCCTTCTCCTGAAATTGGCATTCCATCTGGACCAACAGGTGGAAGAAGTTTTGGATCAATATAATCTCCGTTTTCTATCTCTAATTTCATTAATTTCTTTTGATCTTCAATATCTTGATCAGTTTGTCTCAAGACTTTTCTTTTTACAAAATCTTGAGAATAATATATTCCTACATAAGGCTGAACTGACATCATTAAATTGAGTCTTTCATTCATTAATTCTGTTTCTTTAAGTTCAGAAAAATGATTATCATATAAAAAATCATATTGGATATGTTCGCTCATAGAATCCCAATCTTTTGGGGTTATGATATTTTTTAAAATCAATTGAGTACGAAGAATGTCATGAAATACATTACTAAACCTTTTTCTCATTCTGCCTACATATTTCGTAAACATCAATTCATCTCTCAAAATTTCAGAAGAACGTCCTAAATTGAATCCTCCATCTGAAGCAGTTCTAGATTCTGGAACATTAAGTGCTCTAAAAAGTTTCTTTTGAAAATATTGAACATCTTGAAGTTCTCCTAAATTCTGTCCTCCTGGTAAAGTTGAAATTTCAGTTCCTCTTCCACCTTCTCTTCTGGGGAGCCAAAAATCTTCCATCATACTCATAAATTTTTTATCATCACGCATTTCTCCTGTATTTGCATCATATACTAATTTATTGCGATATCTTCTCATAACATCTTGAAGATATTGCTCTGCTTTAACTTTTGGTAAATTGCCTACGTCTATATAAAAAATTCTCCTTTCTGGTGCTCTTGAAATTCTATAAATTACCAATGCATCTTCTATCATCCTAAGCTGATTCAATGCTTTAATTGCTTTGTGTAGGTATGAAAGTGTTAATTGTTTATTTCTATCAACAAGTCCAGATGTTACATAAGTAATGGAATCTTTTGCTATTCTTATTCCTTTGCTATTTGCTCCATATTTTTGTATGGTTGCATCAGGAAAATACATAAAATATTCATCAATTTCAGGTTCATGAATTAGAAGTGGATTGTTAAAATCTTTAATATAGTTTACGTTGGAATTATTAGATTTAGGTTTTTCTACTCTCATAAATTTAATTTTCAAAGGATCAATATATCTCAAATCTTTGATACCTTCATTTGGATTTTTAATATCAATAACTTTGTGATATAAAATCCTTCCATCAATATACCAGTTTTTAAAAATCTCATGTGATTTTTTATCAAATCCCATCAACTCTTTAATATACTTAAATTCATCACGAATAATTTTTTTTAAACCATCACTCACACTTAAATTACTAAGTTCTAATTCTACTGGACTATCATTCAAATCACTTACTATAGCTTCATTTACTACATTTTCTATTGCACTATCACATTCTGGATGAAGAGACATTTCTCTATATCTTCTAACCAAATCAAATTCATTTCTAAATACACCTTCAATATCTACGTATTGTCCAGAAAATCCGCTAGTAAGATAATAATCAACTCCATCTTCATTATTATCTGGAACTGGAGATACTGCACTTTTTGGTAATTTATTCTCAGGTTCAATAGAGAATCCAAATAATTTTGGCATTGTATAATTTTAAACTATATATTATTTAGATGATATCTACTGCGTTAGTTTCGTCTACTGCTTCCCACCACTGAACTTGAAGATCTACAGTAAATTCTTCTATTTCATTTTCATTATTGTAGGACAAATCTATCTGAGATACTGATGTAGGAAATACTGAATGTACTATATACTTTCTTAGTACTTGTATATTAGCTGTATTTATTGTATTGGGATTGGATCCAGGACCTCTTGAAAGTTGTGCCACATTCATATCAATCATATACTCTGCAGGATTTATTGTCCCACTTCCATCAGATGCTTTGGTAATATAATTTACCCATTTTTCAAAAAATTTTCTCCATTTAAAATCTGTATCATTAATAATGTTGATAGACCAATTATCAAAAGTTCTATCTCCTGCAACCTTTAGTGTTCTTCCTCTAAAAGCTACTGGAATTTCTGATAGAGATGATGCTGGCAATCCAGCTGTTTTGATTAGCATTAAATCGTCATTTTCAAAAGTTAGTCCAAAACTTGAGAAAATTGAATCCTGAGGGATTCCACCTTGCTCTCTACCAAAACTTACCTCAAATAAATTACTACGAGCACCTCCACCTCTCAATTTGCTCTTAAAACTATCAATTGTTCTCTGTTGAAAAGTTGCCATTTTAGATTCTCCTGATTAAATTAAATTGTTCCTACAACTGTTTCGAATGAAACTCCAGTTCTCGTTGCTACAAATGTCAAACCAATAAAATTAATTGATCTTGCTGGTTTTACAAAAATGTTAGCAACAAATTCATTTCTATCAATTACACTTGGAGTGTTATTTGATTCATCACAAATTAATATATAATCTGTAATGCCCCTTTTAATCTGAACGTCTCTTAAATATGGATCTACAATATTTATAAAATTTGCTCTGGTAGTTGCGTCATTAAATTCAAAGAGCTGAGAATCTGCTGCACTCTTGACTGCTTGTTCTATCGAAATAAACAACCTTCTTACATTAATCCTGTCAAATGCAGATTGGTATGACAATGCAGTTTTATCTCCAAAGAGAATAATTCCAGATCCAGGAGATGATATTATAGGATTTATTCTTTGTGAATATAGTCTATCTCTGTGATCTTTTGATGGATTATAAGCAAGTTTAATTGCGTTGTTATAATTACCTCTAGACTTACCTGCAGGAGAATACCAAGGATATTGATTTATGTCAGTTCTTGCGCATAATCCTGCAGTATCTGCTGATGATGGAATATATACGAATTGTTGATTAAATCTATCATATATGTATTGATATCCTGTGTCAAAAACAGCATATGATGAAGAAGATAATGAAGAAAAGAATGATAATATATTATTAAGTTGATTTGTTTCTGATGTTACATTTACTATCCCCTGTCTATATGGAGAAATAAATGATACACAATCTTTTCTAGATTCTGCAATATTAATTATTTTATTTGCTTTTGCTTGTTCCAATTCCTTTCCAGAAGATGCACTTCCTTGTAGTATAAAATTTAATTGTGAATTGGTAGAATTTGAGAAAAAATCGTATGCAGTATTTATATATGACAGTTCTGCTGTATATCCATTATCACTATCATAATTAAGTCCTGCTGTAAGAGTAAATGATTTATTGCCAATTGAATTAAATGTATTATTATCAGAGACTCTATCCCAAATTCCTGATGTGGTAGCTTGTGCAGTAAAACCAGAAGAAAACTTCAATGAAACTGGTCTTATGTTCCATACAGCATCTGCAGAATTTCCAATAGATTTTCCGGGATATATATAATTTGAATTTAATGCAAGATAATCTCTATAATATATATTTTCTGTTGGCGAAATTAATGCATTTGTTGCTTTGGAAATATTTAAGTGTTTTTCTAGAATTGCTTGATTTTCTCCAGAAATATTATTAGAGTTTTTAGTATCAATTACTACTACATGAAATGCATCATTATATCCACCTTTTTCAGCTACACTTGCATTAGTACTTGGTTTTGGTGCTATACTTCTCCAAGATACTTGTGAAATGTCATTGCTAGAAATATCTAAAATATTTTGTGAATTGTACCAATCAGCAACTGCTGCTGATGTTGATAATGTTAAGGTTGGATCTCCAATAACAGACGAACTAGAGTTGTGAAATGAAATTTCAGCAGTATCAAACCTGTAATATCCATTATCTTTATATGCTACATTAGTTTCTTGTCCAGAAATAACCTTTGATATTACTTTTACACAAATTTGATTGGTAGATATTCCTGAAACTGAGCCAACACCTGTAACAATTCCTTTCAAAATTCCTGATTCTGAAGTAGTAGTTCCTATACCTGATATTATTGTTGAATACCTTTGGGTTACTCCAAATCCTACAGATATACCTGCTGTAGATGCTATAGAAATTATTTGGTCTGCAAAGTCATCTATTACACACACTTTAATCCCATTTGCCCAAGATCCTGGATTTTTTGCTGCCCAATAAAAATTGGTATTAGTAATA